CCAAGCCTTGCCAGCGGGAGATGCTTGGCATAGTGATTCTGGCTATGGTGCAAAGCGTACAATGAGTGCCGTTGTATACGACAAGATACATGGCGAGCAGCAGCGGCACAAAGTAAACATTAATCAATTAACTTTATGATACAATGTTTTTAAATAGACACTAGAAATAAACATCATGGAATCAAAAGACTTAAACAGGTTGGAAGCAAAGATCGACAAACTATCAGACGCCATGATAAAGCTGGTTGAGATAGATACAAAGATGGATGGTTTATTGATGCACAACACAACCCAAGATTCTAGGTTAAACAGGCACAGCGAAACCATTGATGAACATGCCGTTAAGCTGGCGGTTGTTGTTAAAGCTAGCGGTGCCAATGAGTGGTTTATAAGGGTTTTGATTGCGGCCTTGGTAACAGGTCTTGCGTTTATGTTAAGGGGTTAATGTGTTTAGTTTAGGCAAAAAGTCTATAGAAAACCTAATAGGCGTTGATGATGAACTTATAGGCGTGATTGAGTTAGCTATAGAAATTACTAAAGTTGATTTTGGCATCCCTTCAACTGGCGGCTATAGAGTAGAAGCTGAACAAGCTAAACTCTTTACAGCAGGGTTGAGCAAATGTGACGGGCGTGTAAATAGGTCAAAGCACCAGACAGGGCGAGCAGCGGATGTTTTTGCCTATGTTGATGGCAAAGCGTCATATAACACTGAGCATTTGGCTATGGTTGCAGCAGCGATGTTACAGGCTGCCAGCCAGTTAGGTATCAAGCTTAAATGGGGTGGTCACTTTAAGTCCTTTTCAGATATGCCTCACTTTGAGTTAGGAGGTTAGTATGGGATGGGTTTCAAGCTTATTAGGTGGTGGAATCGTTAACTCAGTTGAAAAGATAGCATCTGAGTTTATAGAGACTGATATGGAGTCAGCAGAAGCTAAAGCTTTAATGATTAAGACTTTAGATCCGAATGGATTAATGAGACGCGATCTATCCCGATTTGCTTGTCTGGCTTATGGGTTTTATTTGATCGCTATGGTAGGTTTGAGCTTCATGGTGGCTTTTGGTATAGGTGATATAGTTGGTGCCACTCAAGCTGCCGATATTATGACAGGATTGTTTTTACCTATCACCACATCATGGGCTGCAATTGTCAGTGCTAGCTTTGGAGTTAACGCCGCTAATGCTATCAAGAACAAGTAAGAGGACTGCTCACAATTGAGCGCTCCTAAATAGATTCTAGTTCTTTGGTAAGTAATACTATTCGCTGCGTGTTATAGTTATTGAATACTTCGTTTTTGCCTTCTTTTATAGCTTGTTCATAATTGTCAATCTCGGTCTTAATTCGAGATACTTCTTTTGACCTAGCCAGCTTTTCTTTAAGTGTCACTTTTTTGCTTCCTAATTAATTCGCGCTTAATATACCATAAAGCTTTGTTTAGGTCTTCAGCACCGCCATCGTCATGTTTTAAATCAGCCCTCCAAATATACTTCAAGCAGTTACCCAAATTAAAGCTCATATGCTCAGTGATTTGAATACACTCAATACCACTGGGGTGGGACTTGTAATGGCTGGGATTGATAGGGCTGGATTCTAGCTCATTCATGTTAAATGTTGGTTCAATCTTGTCACTATTTAGCGTGGCAATATCACCAAATTCGTCTGTAAATTTAGGTTCAATTTTCATTTTATCGCCTGCCTGATTAATATATCTCTCTTCACTTGAATTTTATTCAGAATATCTTTTCTGTTAGCCATCTCGCAACAGGAGGTATAGCTATGTTTTATCGACATTGTGCAGTCTTTTAAAGGCACATTCAAAGACCGTAGACTAATTAGCCTTTCAATATCTAAATCAGACCAAGGATTAGGTTTATTAAATGGCTTTGGTTTAGGGTTTATTATTTCACGCTTACCACTTCCAAAGCTAAAGGATTTTGGTACTTTTGGTTTAAATACAATGCTCATTTTATTGCCTCTTTTATCATTCTTGTTCTTAATTTATTAATCTTGTCGTAAAGGTTGTTGGTATATACGGCGCTGCCACAGGAATTTGCAGACCTGTTTAGCGCCGATCCACATTTAGGATAACTCATGTTTAGTGTTCGCAGCGCTATTAGCTTGTCAAGTTCTTCGGCAGACCACATTACAGCTTTGGGGTTGTTGCTAGCTCTCAACTTTACCACCAACAGGCCAATCTTCTTCAACACACGCGCTAGAAAGGCCGCGCTTGATTCGATCTTTTGGCCTAGTATCCTCTCCAATAGGAGGGCTATTAAATATTCGATCAAAGTTGTCTGAGAAGTTCTTATTCATTGCTTTACTTACTGGTTTATCTTTTGCAGACATTAGACTGACTCCCCGTCATATATTAAATGCTTTTCAATTTCTTCCTCATCAAACTCAGATTTGAATGCAGACCATAATACTTCAACAGCAGTTTCTTTAGCCTCACCAGCCACAAGTAGCATGTTAATAATATTATCTTTATCCTCATCCATGACATTCTCAAGAAGTTCAAAAATGGTGGTTTCGTGTCGGTTAATCCAAACAGACCCAGTGCTAATTAGTTCGTAAAACAGCTCATCTTGAGCTTCTAAGATGGTTGATTCAGGCATTCTTAGCTCTCTTGTTATAGGCATTAGTATTG